AATCAGGCCCAGTTCGCTCGGGCTGACCACACACATGCTAGCAAGGCGCGCAAGCAGATCGTCACCATGGGTTCTGCTGCCACGACATATACGTGGACATATCCAACAGCATTCGGAGCGGGTGTTGTTCCTGTCGTGTCCGGCATTGTGCAGGTCGCAGCGGGGAACCAGGATCTATTCAATGTGCAGATCCTTGGACAGCCGACTAACACACAGTGCACATTCCAGATAAACAGAGTTTCCTCAGGCCTCCTGTCGTTGCTTCTCGGCGCGCTTTCTCTCAATCCCACGCCTGTAGCAGCAACGCTTCATATGATCGCGCTTGAGCCATGAAGCGGTTCGGCAAAGGGGCAACCTTCCTCGGGGTTGAAGGTCTGGACAGCGAGGGTCGACCCGGCTTCCTTCCGTCCACGGTGGCAAGGGATGAGAGCGGCAACTACGTACCGGCCATTCCGCTCAACCTGATTACTGGAAGCGGCGTTGGAGATGGATCTAACCGCCTCCGTGTAGACTCGGCTCAGACCAGCTTCTTCGGCAAGCGGGAATACACCCTGTCGAGCGAACTCAACATCCCAGCCACCAACAAGCAGCTATTCCGCTTCGTCGCGACCGATGATTTCATTGTCGAGCAGCTTTCGCTTGAGGTTGATGGTGGAGCCGCAAGGCTGACCACGTGGAGCGGGGGAACTCCGACCGGCACGTTCAGCGCATTGTCTCCAGTGGCCGCCAACTCGATGAGCGAAGGTCCTGTGGCTCCTGCCCCCATCATGACGGTGGCGACCACAGGTCCTGGCGCGACAGTCGCTCTTGTAGGCGGTACCCAGATCGATGTGCTTCGTGTCGTCGCAGCCAATGCTACGGCTCAGGCATCGACAGTAGGTTTCACACAGGACAGCTATCGTGGCCGTGCGGCTGGTACATATTACGCATTGATCGAGAATGTAGGTTCAGGCGCCGTGACTGGTGGATTTCGCATCCGCTGGGAGCAGCGCGCATAGTTTCCCTGCAGTGGGGTTAGCGCCTGAGGGCAAAATAGTGAGTGAGTGAGTGATGAACCTAGAAGGTGAATCTGGCGATGTCGTCCAAACGGATGATGTCGTTGATACTGGTCAGGAGGTGGAAACTGGCCAAGATCAAGAAACCCAAGCCCCGCCGTCGCTGGAAGATCTTGCCAGTGAAATGGGATGGAGGCCGCAGGAAGAATGGAAAGGTGACCCCACCAAGTGGAAGCCTGCCCACGATTTCATGCGCTCCACCGTGGACGTCAACCACAAGCTGAACAACCGCCTCAAGGGGCTGGAAGATCAGATTGGCAACATGGCCCGTACCAGCGCCCAACTAACGGAACGGGCACTCGCCAAGCAGCGCGAAGAGCTTCAGTCCGTCAAGGAAGAGGCCTTCGAAACTGGCGACCGAGAGACGTTCATGCGGGCAGAGAAGGCGCTCCAGGAACTTCCGACCGCGCCACCCCCTGTGCCTAATGAGACGCAGGAGTTCGTCACTCGCCACGAAGCATGGTTCAACAAGGACCGTGAGGCTACGCAATTCGCCATGAACCGCTGCGAAGAGCTAGCGAAGATGGGTCTATCCACGGCTCGCCAGCTTTCGACCGTTGAGAAGGAGATGAAGGAGTACTTCCCCGATCTCTTCCCGGCAGCGAAAGCCACTGCCAAGCCAGCCCCTTTGAACGCTCCCGGCAATCGAGGCGCGCAGGTAAACAAGAAGGGTTTTTCTGCTCTTCCGGCGGATGCACAAAAGCAGGCTCTCGACTACGAGAAAAGAAACGTGTGCACAAAGGAAGAATTCGCTAGCATTTATTTCGAGGATCAGCAATAATGGAACAACCTTCAGAAACCCGGCGTCCGGGGCGACCCAAAAGGGAAGATGTGACGCAATCTGAGCGCCGCCGTAGAAAGGGTGGCAGTGTCGAGAAGTTGGCTATTCCCAACGAAGTCAAAGACGCCCACCCGGATATGGAATTCCGCTGGGCGCGCGATGACGGAGGCCGGATCTACCAGCTTACGCACAACGACGATTGGGACACGGTTCCCGGTGTCGCACCTATTCACGGCGGGAAAGGCTCGGATGGAAAGGGTATGAACCTTCAACTCCTGATGAAGCCGAGGGCGTTCATGCGCGAAGACCAGAAGGAAAAAATGAAGCTTCTGGATCAGCGCGACAAGGAACAGCTTGGCCGTCCCGACGCGGCGAGAGCCGCAGAGCAGGGACTTGAGCACTACTCGGTCCCCGGAAACAAAATCTAAGGAGGCGTGAATGCCCTTTGGTCTCGTTCCGGTACGCTACAAAAGTGGCGCACCCTACAACGGCGCGGTGAATCTGTATTCTGTCGCCGCCGCTGAAACCAACAACATCTTCATCGGAGACCCGGTGATTATCTCGGGCACTGGCGACGTTAATGGCGTTCCCGGTGTCAATCTGGCGATTGCAGGCGACCGCGTTACCGGCGTTGTCGTAGGGTTCGCTCCCAAGCAGAATGCCGCAGCTGGTTCGATTTCGGCCATCAACCGTGGCTACCGTGCCGCGAGCGAGGCTGATTATCTGCTGGTCGCGGACGACTACAACCTTCTGTTCCAGGCGAACGAAGACGGCGTGGGCGGTTTCATGACCACGGCGAGCATCGGCCTCAACGTCGATCTCATCGGTGGTGCTGGCAACACCTACACCAAAAAGTCGGGTTACATGCTCGACAGCTCGACCGCTGCAACGACTTCCTCGCAGATGCGCGTTTGGGGTCTTGACCAGACTGTCAACAACACCTTCGGCACCACCAGCACGGTTTGGCTTGTCTCGCTTGTCGAGGCAACCGAAACCCCGGCTGCTGGCACCACTGGCGTATAAGGAGGGCGAACAATGACTATTACTCGTTCCAATCATCCGTCCGCCCTTTGGCCCGGTATCAAGGCTTGGTTTGGCCTGAAGTACAAGGAATACGGCAAGCCCTACGAAGAATACTTCGAAATGGGCACTTCGGATAAGGCGTATGAAGAGATTGCCGAGGCCTACGGCTTTGGTCTCGCCGCTCCGAAGCCGGAAGGCGCGTCGATCCAGTACGACAATGACGGTGAGGGCTACAAGACCCGGTTCACCAACGTTGTCTATGGTCTGGGTTATATCGTCACTCGCGAGGAAATCGAGGACAACCAGTACAAGCAGATCAGCGAACGCCGCTCTGCCGAGCTGGCCCGCTCGATGAATTCGACGAAGAACATCGTTCACGCCAACGTGCTGAACCGTGGCTTCTCGGGTTCGTATCTCGGCGGTGATGGCGTATCGCTGTTCTCGGCTGCACACCCGACTGTCTCGGGCAACCAGTCGAACCTCCTGACCGCAGCGGACCTTTCCGAAGCGGCCCTTGAGGATGCAGCGACCCGCATCATGACGATGCAGAACGCTCGTGGACACATCATCGGTGTTCAGCCGCAGACGCTCGTTATCCACCCTTCGGAGTGGGCCAACGCCATGCGTATTCTGGACAGCAACCTCCAGAGCGGCGCCAAGACCGACAGCACCAACACCAACAACGTTAACGCGCTGAAGGTTGCCGGTGTGGTCAAGAAGGTTGTCATGGATCCGTACCTCACGGACCCTGACGCGTGGTTCCTGACCACTGACCTTCCCAACGGTCTGCTTTCCCTGTCGCGCCGCGCCCTTGAGTTCACCAAGGACAACGACTTCGACACGGAGAACGCCAAGGCCAAGGCGACTGAAAGATATGCCGTGGGGGTTGCCGACTGGAGATCGGTGTTAGGTTCAACTGGGGCGTAGTATAGAGTAGGGCGGTGTAACAGCCGCCCTATTTCTTCCAGTTACGGCCGCACCAGATATCTGAAATGGCGCTGCGGGATACTCCAAACTTGTCGGCTAGCTTCTTCTGGAGTCCATGGAATTTTTCAGCCTTTGCCGATTTGATATAGGTAACATCTTCTTCGCTTAGCTTTGACCATGAGCATAGTGATCCTCTGATATCACGGCCCTTGGCAATCATGTCTTGCGTGTTTTCTTTATGGGATCCGATACGAAGGTGATCGACATTAACGCATCTGCGATTGTCGCAAGAGTGAAGCAGGATCATCCCTTCAGGGATTTTCTTTCCTTCGCTCTCCCACGCAACCCGATGCGCCCGCTTGGATTTACCGTCTATCCTGATTTCGCCGTATCCGTTGGTCGCGCACGACCCCTGCCACTCTAGACACCCGCTATCGCTTTTTACGGACCTATAATGTATGGTGCATTTTGGAGAACAGGCGAACTGCTTATTTCCTTTGGGGGTGAACATGTCCCCGCACTGCGGGCATTCTTTGGGTGAGCATACTATCGGTTTCATGTCGTGGATTATACACGCCAGTACGCAACCGATCAACGTTATATCGGAGCTTAGTTGATGGCAGGCGCGGAACCCGGAACCAACGCATACCAGCCTGGAGGTACGTATTCCCCGTGCGACCGGTGCGGTTTCGTTTTCAGGCTGAGGGATTTGCGCAAGGAATGGACCGGGCTTCTTGTGTGTGATTCCGATTACGACCGCAAGCCTGAAGAACTCACCCCTCCCGTTGTCCGCGCCGAGGGCGTCCCTGTGAAGGATGCTCGCCCCGATAATCAGCAGGACAACACACCAAACACGACCAGCCCTGAGGAACTGTAATGGCTATCGTTCTTCCCATTAACGGCAGCGAGTACCGCAGGACGGCGCGCGACCTCATCGCTGATGCGCTCATGGAGAATGGGATTATCGGAACGGGCGAAATGCCTGAGGCCGAAGAGTTCGATGCCTGCATTGTCCGCTTGAACAACATGATTAAGTCATGGGGTGTTCGCGGAGTTACGTGGAAGCAAGACACTATCAGCGTTTCCGGGTTGGCAAATGACCCAATAGTCATCCTTCCCGGTGAAGTGCGCGAGGTAAATGGCGCTCGTTATATCGACAGCGCGGTTAACGAACGAGCCATGACGCGGTGGGAGCGGGACGAGTACATGATCCTTCCCAACAAAGCCGCTCGTGGGACTCCTTCGATCTATTATGTCGAGAAGACCCAAGCGGGTGTGAATTTGCGCGTCTGGCAGGTTCCTACGGCTGATTTCACCCTGTCTCTGGATGTCGATATGCTGATGAGCACTATCACTTATGGCGGCGATTTCGTCGATATCCCTGACGAGTGGATGGAAACGGTGATGACAAACCTAGCCCTTAGGTGTGGTGGTATTTTCCAGAAAGAGCCTAGCAATTATCTTCTGTCCAGAGCGCAGCAGCTTGAGACGGAAATGTTCGATAGCTGGCGCCCTGCATCCTACTACCTTGGGCCGTACTAATGCCGTCCATCCCTTTTGGTACTTCCTCATACGAGCGAGCAAGGGGCGACCTCCCGTCGCTTCCTGTCGTCAACATGTTCATTGAGGAAAGCCCCACCGAGAAGAATGGCTATGTTCTTCAGTCTCGGGCTGGCATTGATGATCGCAACCAAACCCTAGGCTCTGGCCCCGTAAGGGCGTTGCTGCGGCGGGACCTTGTCATTGATACCGCCATGTTTGCAGTGTCTGGCAGCGGTCTTTACAGGGATGGTTCGTTCATAGGAAACATCGACGGCGAGGACGCCGTATCGATGGCAGCTTACGGGAACTTCCTGTTCGTGGCGGCTGGCAGAAGGATTTGGGGATATAACGGCACATCGTTGGCTGCTATATCATTCCCTGACAATGCCTATGTTTCCAAGGTTATTATAGCAGGCTCAAGGCTCGTTGCAGTGAGGAAGGACACTGGCCAATTCTATTGGACCGATCCCCTTGGTACGACCATTGACGCGCTTAATTTCGCGACCGCCGAAAACCAGCCCGACCGCATTCTGGACATGCTTTTCATCAACAGCATCCTTTTGCTGTTTGGATCAGAGACAGTTGAATACTGGCCTCTCGGAACAAGCGAGGATTTGCCGTTTCAGGTCCTTCAGGGTCAAGTCATCCAGAAGGGTGTTAAGGCCACCGGATGCGCCGTGCAGATAGGGTCAACCTTTGCCTGGGTAACCAACGAAAACAAGGTTTGCCTTGGGAACGAAGAGAACGCGATATCCAACAACGGCTTGCAGGAGCGAATTCAGGCAAGCTCAAGCGTTTCCATGTTCGTGTTCGTGTTTGGCGGCAATGAGTACATCTGCCTGCAACTCGATAACGAAACCCAAATATACAACGTTCAGTCAAAGCGGTGGTTTGAGTTCAGAAGCTACGGATATGCGCACTGGCTTCCATCATGCTACGCTGACGGAGTTTTCGGGTCATACGTTGACGGCAGGACATTTGAATGGTCGGATGGATGGTCTGATCTAGGCGGCGTCATGGAGCGATTGATTGCGGCTGGTATGCCAATCGACAGCGGCGGAACCGCGATTTCCGATATCATGATCCGAACGAATGTAGGTCAAACCAGTTATCTCGAAGGCCAATATGCAGATCCGAAAATAGAGATGAGGCTATCCCGAACCAACGGAAAGACATGGGGCGACTGGAAGGCTCGTT